TGTTTTTCGGCTTAATATGGCTCGCGTAATGCTTAAAAAGTTCGTTAGTGCTTACGATTGTACCGTCGGTTTCGGTAACAACGTAAAACAAGTCTAAAGAGTTTTCGAGTATGTATACCGTAGACACATTGCAAATTTAAGCAATAGTGTTAAATTATACTAAATGTTTAAACGTTTCGCAAATCGTTTATAAGCGACCGCCACGCCGCGCCGCAACCCATTAAATATTTAGCCGACATCCAAAGCGTAAAACTAAACACAACACCGTTTAAAAGTATGTCGTAATTCATAGGCGTTTCCAATTCTTGTGTGTTTCTTACGGGTTGACTTTTGGCGGTGTAGTACGTAGGGGCTGCTAACAAAGATACATCGCATGGCTGTATAGTATCAAACGCCGTTAAAACTTTTTCGGGCTTTGCTTTCGGTTGCGCCATAACGTACTCGTAGCTTTCGCGGTTCGCTTGCGCAAAACTCGTATCGGCGTTCGCAGCTTCCCAGCTCATAGTATCAATATTGAGCTTGTTATGGCGTGCAATCTTTATGGTATCCCTACGAACCTGTTGCATCGTTTTTAGCTTTTGGTATGTAGCCCGCTGCTATTAGCGCGGTAATTATTGCTGCGAGTGTTTCCGTGTTTATCACTTTAAAAATGAGTAAAAAGATTGAGGCTAATATCATAACCGAGCCAACCGTCGAACGCCAATGCTTTACAATAACGTCAATTATTCGCCTCGGTTTAGTAGCCCGTTTTCTCATGGGTAAGTTTACGCAAAGAGGCGGTCCGTGTTGGCGCAATAGTGGCTCAGAAGTTACAAAGTGAGAAGTAGAGATTCGCCTCTTCGCGGCGGCGATTGGTTAAGCCATTTAATACTTTGCCGCCTGCCTTGTTCCACTTTAGGAACTCGTCCAAGATTGAAGGGTCAGCGGCGTTTGCTTTGGCCTTCTTGAGCAGCGTGGATTTCACCAATGCACCAGTCCCCACGTTGTAGCTGAAGGCCACAAGCGCATCGAACTGGCATTGGTTGAGGTTAGGTAGGTGTTTGTTTACTGCATCCTCATAGGGCGAAAGCGTAGCGAGTAGCAATTGCGTTGCTTCCTTTTCGTTGTTGAGTTTCTCACCCAGTAGTACTTTCTTGCCGTTAGGATGGCGCGTGCTGCCGTAGCCAATTGTCGGAACACCAGCAGGGCAAAGGTAGGAACTAAGCCGCAATCCCTCGTACTTCTTAATCAGATTCAGACCGAGAAGCGAGGTGGAGCGCATTTAGATAACTACGTATTGGATGTTGGCAACCACATTCTGAAAGTTAAAATCTAGCGTGTCTGATGTTATACTAATCGTTATCTTATTATTAGTAAAATCTGCTAGTACACCAAATGACTCAAGCCTTACCAATGGGTCTGCATTTATTGATACAATTCCAGCACAATCTTTAGCTACTCCAAAATTAGATGCTACTGGTGGGTCAATATTAAAAGAGCAAGTATAAAGCGTATTCTGAATTGCTACGTCAAGGTTAATAGTACAAGTAACAACATTGCCCACCCTTGAATATACTCCCTGAATAGGTGTAACAATACAGTCATTTTCGCCCGATTGAACTACCGTAAAAGTCCCACTACTAAACTGCGGCAAACCATCATAAATGTTCTGAACTTGGATTTGCTTCGATTGGTTCGCGGTTGTATCTACGATGTAAAGAATATCCGTAGCATCTGCCGTGCCTAACGTGGTTAAATCGGTTACTTTAACGCCTGCCATAGTTGTAAAATTTGCCCACTAATTTACAAATTATTCAGATACGAAATCGCTTCCTCCGAAGTCTTAAACTTTTGCGCATTTATCTTATGCTCAGTAATCGAGATTAAATACACGCCCTGCTCGGTCGATACGTGAAAGGAATAGTCATCGACCGCCTCCCAGCGTGGTTCGATTAGGGTTAACCACGGCGTGCCTGTTGAGGTAAATTCGATGTTTGTGGATGTTATGTTTATGTTGCTCATAGCTTTTCGATTAAGTACATTGAACCAAAGTTTGTATCCGTTGCGCTTGTAGATTGAATTGTAAAGACTAAATATTGGTCAATAGTCCAATTTATCGCGCAAGTTGTAGTGCTGTTAAATAGTCCAATGTCTGTTGGAAGGGCTGTTCCTGCTGCCAAAAAAACCTCCGTGTTATTATTATTAGTCTTTATTGCTAAGTGCCTTTGCATTTGATTTACCAAAAATGAATTCGCCCCTGTGTTTTGATAAGTCCCCAAAAGTATTGGCGTACCACTTAGGTTAGCAGTTGTATTGGCATAAATTCTTAGCGTTTGATTCCCGTTCGTACCCGTTTTGCGTGTCCGATAATTAACTCGAATGATATCGCCAGCCGCAAATGTATTCGCTGGAATCAATTGCGTAAAAACTACCGTGTTCGTATTGCCAACATACCCAGCCGTATCAGTTGTGGTCTTGTAGATAACTGGCAATGTTGGGAATGTCGCAAGGCTTCCATCGCCTCGAAGATATTGCGAGGTCGTGCCGCTTGGCGTGTTGAACTTGCCGTTAAATAAAGTCCAATCCCCCGAACTCAATGCACCTCTATTGCTTGCGCTTGCTGTTGGAAGGTTAAACGTATGCGTGCTGCCTGTCGAGCTGATTCCGAAATCCGTACCAGCCGTTCCAGTTGCGAAGTTCTGCACTTGAGCAGTCAAGCCGTTTAATGCGTTTAGCCCTGTGGTGAAGGTTGTAATGACTTGGCAGAGGTTGTTATCTTCCGTATGCAGGGTAATGTTTCGCCCCGATGTGGTTACGAATATGCGCACTGCCAGCCTATCAGTTGCAAGCAAAGTTGTCGCAGGTACTGCAAGCGCACTCACGTATAAATCGACCACCGTGCCGCCTGTAATCGCTTCGGGATTTGTAGCACCTGAAGATATGAGCGTAAAGGTTGCGCCATCGTACTTATACAATTCAATGTAGAAGCTCGGATTGCCACCACCACTGGTTGCGTTGAAGTAGGTTTCAAAGTTCCAATTGCCCGAAGGGATTGCCAAAAGATTCGGGTCTCCTGCATCGGTTAGGAATTGTGCGATGTAGCCATTGCCCTGCGCGTTTGTTCGCGTGAAGTTCGTACCACCACCAAGCACAGGAACGCGGCTCATTTGGAAGTATTGATTGCCGCCTATTGTACCCTGACTAATTGAGCCGTTGAGGTAGTAATTAACCGATGCCCCACCACCGCCGCCTAACGGAAAGTTAGCCAAAGAGCCATCACCTCGAATGTACTGGCTCACTACTCCATTAGCAGTTATATCCACGCTCGGAGTTGTGGTATTATTCGGCACGTTAACGCTGAAAGCAGGGTTAGTCGGGTTAGGAACGGTTGCCGCTACCGATGTTACCGTGCCATTTGTCAAAGTTGGAAACGGCGTAGGTGCGCCCGTGCCATCCAGATAATCTGAGCTTGTGCCTGTTGGCGTATCGAACTTGCCATCGAAGGTATTCCAATCGGCTGAACTCAAATAGCCATCGCTCGCAGTTCCTGCTTGGCTTATGCTTATGTCGGGCGTAGTGCCACCGCTTGAGGCAATTGGAGCAGTACCAGTTACCGCCGTTACCGTACCGCCGCTGCTTGGGCTTGTATTGGTAATTGTCAAACTCGGATATGTACCGCTTACGCTTATGCCAGTGCCAGCCGTTAATTGCACTTCCTGAACATCCACGTTAACAGAGCCGGGCGTGGTGCTATTGGCATTCACAGAAATGCCGCGAAAGTTCATATTGACTACGCCTGAAGATACAACCGTACCTTCATCGCGCACGGTTAGGCTACCACCGCCCCCACCGCCTACGGCAATCAATGGGTCGGCTGGTGTACCGTTGCCGATAATCGTTATGCCGTCAACCGCAACCTCTGTTAAACACGGGGTGCATGGTAAAAAGTCGGGCGGTAATGGTATGTCGCCCGTGTTGCAAATATCGTAACACGTATCCTCTGAGCCGCTAACAATCTCAACTTCTAATTCAATTACAACCGTGGCGAACTCGAAATTAGGCGGTAACGTTTTATCGCCCACCGTGTACCCGTTCGGTATTACTTCGTAGCTAACAACATCGATAACGTCTTTAAATCCATAATCGCGCCCGCTTACTAACTTATAAACCCGCGACGCTACCCAGTCGCCCGCATCTTCGCCGTCGCATGGTAAATGAGATTTGCGAACTATCGCGTAAGCCGAAAGGTTAAATTTCGTCGAATACATTTGCTTGCACCCACTAACCCGTAGGCTATCGATTTTCGATATGTTTACTTTGCCGCGCTTCGCCCAAAATAGCGTACCCTGTTTTGAATCGTAATCCGTTACGGGTATCGCTTGCCCGTCGCCTATGTAGTAAATCCACCCCTTATCGCCTGTAAGCTCGCATAAACCATATATGCGGTCGAATATATTACTAACCTCTACGCGTTGGTTTAAACGGTCTATAATGCTTTTTAAAATCATGCTCCGAGTTGTTTATTGATTTGCTCAACTATTAGTTCTTCATGGTATCTCAAAAACTCTATTTCTTCTTCTTCGGTAGGTTGGAAAATAATACCATATCCACGAAAAGAATCATAAACGGGATTAACCTCTTTGCCGAATTGTAAGCCTTGCGCCTTTAAATATTCGCGGTCGTCTAACATTAACGCGGCGGTTAAACCTTGTTCAAGTATTGGTTCGGTTAAAAAGTTACGCCGCAAAAAGCCCGTAAATTCGAGCGGTATTGGTCGGCGTTGTTTTCTAACGGTGTAGCCGGGCGAGTAGGGTGTTTCGTAATTACCGCCACGCCTCGCGGGTAATGGTATCTTTTGCCCCGCCGTGTTTAAGTTACCGCCCGAGGTTTCAAATATTCGATTATACATGATTCGGCGTAATTCGATAGCGGCTAAATACAAAGGCTCAAAATTACTAAGCCAGTCGTTATAAAGCGCGTCGGTTCGTTTTTTCGCCTCTTCGGGTGTCATGGCAGCGCCGTTACGTATTTGATATTCTTACGGCAATCGAAGCAATGGTTATCGTCGGGCAATCGCATATTTTGAAGCATCGCCGTTAATTCGGTATTGTATTGTTCGGCTGCAATATCGCGGGCGTTTGTTATACCGCCTAAATCCTTTGCTCCCTTGTTTACGATTACCGAGGTATTCGCCCGTTGGTTAGGACTTACCGTTAGAACGTAGTTATATATTTCTACGGCGGTGGCGTAGGCTAAAGCTAAACTCATTTGATTACCGATTGAACAAAGCCAACCGCGACGGTCGCAGCTAACCGAGTAATTTAAACTCATGCCCGTTGTGTACTTATTATTCGAGCTACTTAGCACGCTTACGCCGTCCGTTGTTAGGTTAATACCTATCGCATCGACGAACGGGCAAATATGCGCCTCACGTACCGAACCGCCGCAATCATAACAGCTACCTTTTTTCGGTATGAATTTAACCGTGTTCATTGTTGATTCATAAACGAAGGCTAAATCTAATTTGCGCCTTTTGGCTGCGAACTCCTTACCGATATAATATTCGATGCCGCCCGCCGTGTACGTTATTGTATCGATTAGCTGAAGCGTAGTCATATCGAAAACTAAAATCGGTACGTTTGTATTACTCGAATCAATTGCGAGCGTTAAATCGCTTATAAATAGGTTTAGATAACTTAATGTATTCGGGCTTATCTTAACACGTATGCCGCCATAATTACCCGCGCCTAACGCCGTTTGAACGTTGCTGTAATCGGTTACAACTTGCCCCACCCGTTTAGATTCGATAATAGTGTCGGCTTTCATCATTGGGCTAAGCCGCGTTAGAACGTCGCTGCTTAATTTTTTCCAAGCGAAAGCGCGTTTATCTTCGAACAACTCAACGCCGTTGTTATACTGGTCGGTTATCAATTGCCCTAAAAAGGTGTTATTTATACCGAGTTCGTCGATATATAAGCCCGTCGTAGGTTCTGCGAGGTTGCAATCGCGTAAGCCTAAAAGTGATTCGTAGC